TCGATTCTTGCTGATGTTGCTGATCTCAAGAAAAATCTTGATACTGGCTCTAAAGAGGTTGAAGGCTTTGGCGGTAAGTTAGAGAAGTTTGGCAAGGTTGCAGCAGCCGCCTTCGCAGCAGCAGCGGCAGCGGCAGCGGCCTATGCAGTCAAGTTAGCGGTAGATGGTGTTAAAGCAGCTATTGAAGATGAGGCTGCTCAGCTTCGTTTAGCCAATGCCCTAAAAAATGTTACTGGAGCAACCCAAGCTCAGATTTCAGCGGTTGAGGAGCAGATACTTAAGACTTCTTTGGCTACTGGCGTTGCTGATGACCAATTGCGTCCAGCGCTGCAGCGCTTAGCAACTGCCACAGGATCAGTAACTAAGTCGCAAGATTTACTAACCCTAGCCCTAGATGTTTCAGCTGCTACTGGTAAAAGTGTAGAGGCAGTATCTAATGCTTTAGGTAAAGCCTATGAAGGCAATACAGGCTCTCTAACGCGTTTAGGTGTTGGCTTGTCTGCTGCAGAAATCAAAACCCTTGGATTAGAAGGAACTGTAAAGCAATTAGCCGAAACTTTTGGTGGAGCAGCTACAGTTCAAGCCAATACTTTTGAAGGTCAAATAGCAAGACTTAAAGTGGGCTTTGATGAAGCCAAAGAATCGGTAGGAGCTGCTTTGCTACCGACCCTACAAAAACTATTGGATTACTTTATAAACACAGTTATTCCTAAGTTTATTGAATTTAAAGATGCAGCATTAAAACCAGTTACCGATGCAATTGCTAGAAATAAGGATTCATTAACTATTCTTTATAACTTTATCAAAGACTTTGTAGTTCCAGTATTAATTAACAATCTAGGCGCAGCGCTTAGCTTTATTGGCAAGGTTGCTGGTGGAGTTCTTGATGTAATCGGTTTTGTAGTTAACGGAATAAAGAGCGCAGTCAATTTTGCAATTGATGCAATAAATGTTTTAATCCGCGCTTACAATGCAGTCCCACTTCTGCCTAATGTCGCTACTATTTCCAAGCCTTCATTCTCAGCGCCTAGCACTCCAAGCAGTTCAAGCCTTCCAAAGATTTCAACTGCTCCAAGCCCTAGCCTCCCCCCAGCCCCAAAGCCATCGACCACCCCAAGCGTCCCATCAGGATCAGTAGTTAGCACTCCATCAACCCTCGTCCCAAGCGGTAACGCTATTCCTTCTAACTTTGATGTAGCTGCTGCTAGACGAGGCGAAGAACGCGGAAATATTATTGTCAATGTCAATGCCCCAAGTGCTATTGATGAAGAAGGATTTACCAGAGCCGTTGTCTCAGCTCTAAATAACACAGGTCGCAGAACTGGCGCTGGAACAGAGCAGCTGCTTCTATGACCGCTTGGAATCCAATTTATCGAGTCAAAGTTAATGGCAGCACAGTTACTAGCGCAACACTTAGCGGACTTACTATTACCTCTGGTCGCACAGATATTTACTCTCAGCCAATTGCTGGATATTGCAACCTGACACTTATCGAGACTTCTGAAGCGTCAGTTCCGTTTGAGATTAATGACGCAGTAACAATTGAAGTGCAAAATTCCAGCGCAACCTATGTCAATTTATTTGGTGGGTTTATTACGGATTTAGGCATTACAGTCCAATATTCAGGATCAACTGCTACCAGCCAACAAATAAAGCTAGTTGCAGTAGGAGCTCTGGCTCGGCTTAATCGCGCAATCTATACGGGCAACTTTGCACATCAATTTGACGGAGACCGAATCGAGGAGTTGCTAAGCACAGTTTTATTTGACCAATGGAATGAAGTCCCAGCTGCCGAGACTTGGAATGGCTATGACCCGCTAGTTCAATGGCAGGATGCAGAAAATAGCGGATTAGGTGAAATTGATACTCCTGGCGATTATGAGCTTCATTCTGAAAACAATTTAAATGACACAGTTTATAATCTTGCTTCTCGATTTGCCACCAGCGGACTTGGATATTTGTATGAGGATAATCAAGGTCGTATCGGATACGCAGATTCAACGCATAGATCGCAATACTTAGCAATTAATGGCTATGTGGATTTAGATGGTAATCACTCAATTGGGCCTGGACTTTCGATTATTAAAAGAGCTGGCGATGTTAGAAATTCGATAACAATTGGCTATGGGACTTCAGGCTCTGAAGTTACAGATGAAGATTTAGCATCAATATCTGAATATGGCCGTCTTGCTTCTACTATATCGACAACACTTCGCAATTCTGGAGACGCTACGGCTCAAGCAGCCTTCTATTTACTTATTCGCGCTTACCCTCAATTTGCTTTGCGTCAGATAAGCTTTCCAATAGCCAGCGGTGAAATCGACAATTCAGACCGAGATAACCTTCTTGGCGTATTTATGGGCCAACCGCTTAATATCATCAACCTGCCAGCCAATATGGTCGGTGGTGAATTCCAAGGATTTGTCGAAGGATGGACTTGGACAGCCAGTCTTAATCAGCTTAACCTAACTCTCAATGTCTCGCCTATTGCTTTTAGCCTTCAGGCGTTTAGATGGAACTCAGTCCCAGCGACTGAGACTTGGAATACAATAAGCCCGACTTTGGACTGGCTCAACGCTACAATAGTTGCATAAGGAGAAAATATGCCAACAACAACAAACTTTGGCTGGACAACCCCAGCTGATACTGATTTAGTCAAAGATGGCGCAGCTGCCATTAGAACCCTTGGCAATGGGGTAGATACCTCATTTCTTGATTTAAAGGGTGGAACTAGCGGTCAGATACTTGCGAAGAACTCAAATACGGATTTAGATTTTGTTTGGGTTGCTAATGATGTAGGGGATATAACGGCAGTTAATACAAACTCTCCTTTAACGGGTGGTGGCACAAGTGGCGCTCTAACCCTGTCTTATGATTATGCCGCTGGATCAAAAGTAACTCTTAATGCACAAACTGCGACCTATACAGTAGTTCTTGCAGATGCAGACCAAAAGCTGGTCACAATGTCTGTTGGCTCTGCTAACGATTTTTTAATCCCAACGAATGCCAATGTTGCTTTTCCAACTGGCACAGTAATCAATGTTATTCAAATCGGAGCAGGTCAGACAACTATCAAGGCTGTCACTTCAGGCACTACTACGATTTCATCAACTGGGGCAACTGCCACAGCTCCTAAGTTGAGAGCGCAGTTCTCGGCTGCATCCTGTATCAAGGTTGCAACCGATACTTGGTATGTCGTAGGAGATATAGCGTAATGAGTTTAATCGGGATTATTGCTTCACAAAATTATCCGCGCGGTTTATCAGTTGATTATTTAGTAGTTGCTGGTGGCGGTGGTTCATCAGAACTTGGCGGTGGTGGCGCAGGCGGTGGCTTGCGTTCTACTGTAAATAATACTGGCGGTGGTGGCGCTCTCGAGTCCCCATTAAATGTTTCTTTTAGCACAAATTACACCGTTACTGTTGGCGGTGGCGGTGCAGGTGGTCAAAATGTAACTGGAACCAGTGGCAGTAATTCAGTTTTTGCAACAATTACCTCAACTGGTGGTGGTGGTGGTGGTCGCTATGACCAAAACGGTTTAAGTGGTGGTTCTGGTGGCGGCGCTGGTCGCGGTGCTTCAACAACTGGTGGTGCTGCTTCTCCATCTGGACAAGGTTTTGGCGGCGGTAATGGGCTTGCTACATATGGAACTGGTGGTGGTGGCGGTGCAGGTGCAGCAGGACAAAACGCAGTTTCTGGCGGTCAAAATAACGGTGGTAACGGTGGAAACGGTGTTACCTGCACTATTTCTGGTTTGAGTGGAACTTATGCTGGCGGTGGTGGCGGTGGTGGTGGCTCTAGTAGTGATGCTGGAACTGGTGGAAGCGGTGGCGGTGGAAATGGCGGCGACCCAGACGGAGTTTCAGGCGCAAATGGTGCAGCTGAACTAGGTGGTGGCGGTGGTGGTGGTGCTGCTGGTGGTGGTTCTGGTGGTTCTGGTGGTTCTGGAATTGTAATTTTGCGCTACTCAGATATTTATACAATTACAATTGGGGCAGGATTAACAGGCACAGAGAGCAGCCCTAGCGGTGGATACAAGCGGGCAACCTTTACTGCTGGCACAGGAAATGTGAGTTGGGTCTGATGGCACATTATGCACTTTTAAATGAGAACAATGTAGTAATTGAAGTAATTAAAGGCATTGACGAAACCGAATTAATTGAAGGTTTACACACCGAAACTTGGTATGGCAATTTTAGAGGGCAAGTATGCAAGCGCACTTCATACAATGGAAATATACGCAAACAATACGCAGGGATTGGCTACACCTATGATGCCATCAATGATGTATTTATTGCGCCACAGCCTTATGCATCTTGGTCGCTAAATGAAAACTTTGATTGGCAACCGCCAACGCCAAGACCTGAAGGCTCGAATTGGTATTGGGATGAAGATAATTTGGAGTGGGTAAGTGAATAGATTATGTGCAGCAGGTGTCCAATTACGGGAGCAAATCGATGACGATTATCCTGATCGCGATAGGAAGTCTGACGGCTGGATTGCTGATGCTCGGCACATTGCGAAAGGCAATTCTGACCATATAC